AAAAGTATTGTTCTATAGTCTGAATTTTTTCGTGTGCTGCAGCAATCTTTTCTATCTGACTTTCGATAGCCTCTGCAACATCTGGATGCTCTCCTATACCTGCAGGGTTCTTTAGATAAACATTTATGTTTGCCTCTGCCATAGCGATTTCACCTTCTAGTTTCTTAATTATTGCTTCTAACATTTTAATCTCCTGTAAGTGTTAGCTCTGCGTTTAGTTCTGCAAACCCACCAAGGTACGAACCATTAATCATAATCTGTGGTACTGTTTTCTTGTAGGGGAAAAGTCTTGCAAATTCTTTAACATCTACATCAACTCCTACTTCGTAGTAAGTGTAGGGCAGTCCTCTATCTTCGCACAAAGACCTAGCTTTATGGCAAAAGTCACAGTACGCCTGTCCGTATATCTCAATCTTCTCAATCATCATGCTGCTGTTAAGTCAACTACTTCACAGGAATCACCAGAGCAAGCCAGTGTTTGAGTTCCTGCAGTATTGTCTTCCTTCTCGTAATCAGAAAGCTTCGACCAGTCGATTGACTTGGGCATAGCCTTTAGTGCCTCAGTGTACACTTCCTTGTCACAGTCCTGATAAGGTGCTTGTGCATAGGTGTGGTCACTGTGCGGCAGGAAGGACACACCAGAGCAGATGTCAAAGTTATCGTACACCCATGCACCAACCTTTAGCCACTCTTCATCACGAACTGTGATGGTCACTGATGGCTTGTGTTCGCACCACTCAAGGGCATACATCTTCCACAACTCAAGCTGCTCAATCGCAGTCATGTCGTTGCGTGTAACCGCACCGTCAGGTGAAGCTACTGGAAAGCTAAATACCGTTGTACTTTCTGGCTTCATAACACAAGGCTCCGCAGGGATTCCTGCGTCCTGCATGAACTGTGTCAACGGGTCTTTGTTATCACCTCGTACAGTTCTAATATAATACGTGCTATGACGAGCATGAATGCCAGAGGCACTATCAACAAGCTGCGAAACAGTACCCGAAGGCTTGACACAAGTGATGGCCGCAGATGCACTAATTCCAAGTTGCTGTGCAATATCGTTGTTTGTCTGTACAGCAACGTGGCGCAGCTTGTTAAGTATTTTTGCAGTCGGTTTGTTTGTGATTTCATTGTCCATAATACCTGTTAGGCTTACGCCCAACAGCCTTTCCTCTTCCGTGTTGCGTTTCCATACAGGCCGCAGATACGGCATGTGTGTATATGTAGATTGGATTGTACCCAAAATTGTAGCAAGCCTTACCTTGCGTGCCAAAGTTTTTTCTGTGTCGGTTGGGCGAACCACAACCTCTGTCAGATTACAGAACTGGTAAGGACGCAGGATGATTTCACTGCACGGGTTTGTACCCCACTCTCTACCAGTTTCACGGCGACCATTGCGACCAACGTGTTTGTCTGCTGCGTCACGGCTGAAGATGCCACGCTCACCAGACTTAGACTCGACCAGTGCTGTCCACTCACGCATGAATGTTTCCATGTCAGGCTTCTCAGTGTAGGCAACAGAGTTGTTAGCCAGTGCACGTTGACCCTCATTTTCCCACCACTGCCCCGACTTAGCATGACGCATACGGTCATCAGATAGATTGGACAGGCTAATCATTGCACTGCGGCGTACACCACCAACAACTACAACCTCACCAATCTTACACATGATGTCGTGACACTCAACGCTGTTGAGCTTGCGACCAGACGCACCTTTGAATTTACCTACAACAAAGTTAAACAAATCGTTAAGCGGCTCTGGTCCAGAGGCACGCCCACCAAATGTCTTGAGGCGTGCGCCAGCAGGTCTAATCTTTGACAAGTCCCACTTGGGGATGTCACCAACATAGAGCAGGGAGATAAGCTTACGCAGACTCTTTGCCCAGCCTTCCTTGCTGTCCTGTACAACAATAACATCTTCTACTTCTGCGATGGTTTCGGGTACTTGTGGTAGCTTCTGTATTGCCTGACGCTCGACTGAGAAGCCTACGCCTGTGCCGCACAGAAGGATAAACATAGCCTCGTCAAAGGCACGGGGATGGTCAACAGGCAGGTAGCTACAGTTGTACACACATGTGTTGTCACGGTCAGCCGCCTGTCCTGCGGTCATCAAGGCACGCATAGAAGGCATTACCTCTAGGTTGAGGATTGCTTCCTCGATTTCATTAATTGTTTCTACGTCAATGTCTGAAGGACGCACGATGTTGTCTATGAATCTTCCTACTGTTTCAGCCCATGTTTCTCTTCGGTTCTCTTCCTCAAGCCATCTAGCGTATCTAGATGTGGCAATAAATGTTTGGTAATCTGTTGGTAGGTGGTTAGTCGTAGTCATATCCCTTGTCATCGGTGCGTAGCTCCTCTCCAGTTAGTGCTTTCCAGCTATATTTAAAATCAAATCGTGAGCATTCTTGGCTAATCATTTCAGCAATCTCACGTGTTTCCCTCTGTGCCGTATCGTGTAGGCGTTGATTAACCACACGAGAAAAGGCATACAGAGAACCAGACCAGTACCATTCTGTGTACATGTTTTGTGGTAACACCATGCGTGCAAGCTCTGGTGCTACACCATCTTCAAGCATTTTGTCGTATGTCTTTAGTGCCTGCGCCATAAATGGACGAATGTCATACGGTATCTTGTCGCTGGCACTCCCCTGTTTTACATTGTCTGCACGCTTTCTCCACATCTTAGGTATATAGAACTTAGGCTCATAGTCCACATAGCGGCGGCTGACTTCATTCCAAGCCAACCCCACTTGGTGCTTGATAAGCTGTCGTGCCACAAACAGGGGTGCTTCAATACGAAACTGCAAGAAGCAATGTGAGAATGGCGACCAGTGTGCATGTTCAGCTAAGTAACTGATAAGCTTCTGGTCTTTCTCTGAAAGGTCGTAGTGGTTAGCCACCTTGACCCGCCTTGATTCCTTGTTAAAGGAAACACGGGCAGCATTTACCACTGTAAGGTCGCTGCCCATATAATCAATCAATGATACTTTCATTAGTCGAAGACTCCAATTATACTACACTTGTTCCAGAGAAGCAATAAGCTTATTGAGATACCACTGACATTTTTTTAGGTCTTCCACAGGCTTGCCCTTGTACTTGTATCGCCACAAGTATTTCATACAGTTGCCCTTCAAATATCCTGTAAATTCTTCGGCTGTCATGCTGGCCTCAATAGCTTCAATGGCTTCAATTCCCTTGAAGTTGTAGTGCGTTGGGCTATTTACGACATCTGGTTTTTCAAAATGCTTGAACTTAGTGTCCAAGGATTGCGTTGATTCTTTTTCTGACATACTCAATTTCTCCTGTGTGCAACACCTTGTAGGCGAAGTCTCTCATATAGTTCGGGTCAACACCTGCATTGGTACATACTTCCTCGAAGTCCTGTGCTGTGGTTCCTATCGAAGCAAAGAACCATGCTGTTGCCCTGTCCCTTTCAATGCGTGCCTCTGATGGCTCACCTTTGTACGGTTGCTTGGTCGCATCAAGTAATGCCTGCAGTATGACACATAGATACAGCGTCTGTTCAGGCGAGGACAAGTCTGGTCTGAACTCGTCCAAATGAAGTGTTATTTTACTATTTGACATTTGCTTTGTCAAGCCATTCTTTTGGAATGCCCTCATTTAATTTGCAGAACTGGTAGCCATACTTGTTACACCAGTCTGCGTAGGTCATCTTCCCGCCCTTGTATAGCTTGCGGTATGGATTGTCAAACACAAAGCGAATGTCTAGGTCTGGGTACTGGCTCTTAATAAACAGGTGTTTCTTCCTGTCCTCTGCCATGAACCGACCCTTCACTTCAAGCACAACGCCGTTGGGTAAGAAGAAGTCGGGTGTGTACTTCTTATCCTCACGCCACTCGTATGGTAGCGTATCTTTCTCGTACTCGAAGTCTATCTTTAGATTGTGAAGCTGCTGTGCTGCCTCGTATTCTGAATTGGATTTGTATTCGTGTTTGTATTTTTTTCTTTTCATAACTCCAGTTCTTCGACATTCGGTGTCTTCGCTACTTGCGTCATGTACCGCACGCCATTAGAATATTTGAATGCACGAAGACCAGCACCACCATTGGCATCAGCCCAGCATTTCTTCTTGTATGGACAGAAGACACAACCAATCGCTAACTTGCGGTTGCCTGACTCGCCGTCCTTTGTATCGTTATAGCAACGGGCAGGTGGCGTATCGCTTGTAACCATACCTTTCAGGTGGCGTACACGAGCAGGAGCATCAATCATCTCAAGCTCATGCACACGGCTTACTGCAAGCTCACCACTGTTCTTATCAATAGCAAGAAATGCTGCCTCATTGCGGTTGTTCTTTGTTGCGTATGCACTAATTTGTGCAATGTATCCAAACGGGTCATCTTCTGCCAGCCTGTTCTCTTTGAACTTCTTGAAGCCAAATGCAGAGGCAGACTTGATATCTGTCAGCACGCCATCAATCACACAGTCCTGGTGTCCAAGCACGCCCTCTACATCTACAGTATCCTGCGCCCCTTCAACTGTATGCCCTGATACCTTTGTCAGGCAAATCAGGAGAGCCTCAAGGACATGACCCATCAGGAACTTAATACGGGTCTGTCCATTCAGAGGCTCTCCGTCTTCACCCTGTACTCCGTACCAGATTTGACGGTCTGGCTTTCCGATTTGAGAAAGTCGTAGGTTAGATGCACCTGTACGCTCTCCCTCACGAAGCACAGTTTCAGTAGCCTCTCGCACTAGGCTACCAACTTCGTCCAGGGCTTCTTGCACTGAAGGTTGAGACACATCGACACCTTTTTCTAGGGTCGAGTAAATGTCCTGTACGAGTGTGTCGAGTGTCTTTGTCATGTTATTTCCTTCCTACCATGTAGGTTATGTAAACAAGCATTAGTGTCTGTCCAAGGTCGAGTAGTGCGTGCAACATTTGTATCTCCTATGTTGGTGAACACGGCAGGACTTGAACCTGCAACCTGTAGATTAGAAGTCTACTGCTCTATCCAGTTGAGCTACGTGTCCCAGATTTGCTCTTTATAGTTTTGCGAATGCGTTGTGCCTTGTGTGCAATGTACTCCTCTTCATCTGCGAAGAAGTTGTGCAGTGATTTGAGGACACGCAACTGAAGTGATTTAAGGTGTTTGCCTCGTGGCATTGCCCAGCCTACAATAAAACCTGCAAGGCCGAAGCACAATATCACAAGGTATTCGGGTAAGTTTGTTTCCATCTCATTCTCCTATGTAAGTGATAGCGTTCCCGCCCTCGCAGCTATCGCCAGCGACCAAATCCAAATGTCGCCCCCGTGCTTATCAACTACTTAGAACGGAACTTCGTCATTCAGTTCTGTGGTAGCTGACGGTGCGTCTGAAGCAGTAAAGCCGTCTTCGACATCGAAGTCTTCCCCTGCTTTGTACTCAACCAAGTTTACAACTTGAACCTTCTTGAGCAGTGGTGATACACCTGACTTGCCATTCATTTCCCACGGGAACGGTGTGTACATTACATTCACAACGCTACCATTACCAATGAGGCCAGTGAACGGCTGCTTCTGTGCGTCCACAACTGTGGGTGCTTCGTTCTGCGAACCATCACGGCGTGTTACCTTCTGGCGAATGTGAACAA